TCATCCCACATTTATCTTTACTTTAACATGCTTAATAGTCGGCATCGCTTTCTTCGGTTGTTCTGGCTGCCTCAGGCTATTCACAAATTTAGTAAACGATTCAGCCTGGAAAACCTTGAATGGATAATCTCCGTCTAGCGCATACCGCTGGTCACTCAATATAAGAATATGTGGAAATGGATCCCTTGCAATTATGCCTGAGCCATATAATGCGACATACCTCTTTAACTTCTCGTTCATCAGCTTCTCGCTATATACCGTTCTTTGGACCTCCACAAAGAAACTCGTATTTCGATATTGGCAAAATATATCGGGCTCGGCACAATCACCTTTTCTTCCATACTTAGGTTCAACTAAGAATGTTCCTAATTCGCCCAGGTGCGTTAATTCTTTATATACATTCAGGATAGAAAGGAAATGAATGATTTTCTGGCTATCCTTTTTTATTTGAACTTCAGGTCCAAAGTAAAGGAATGGCACATAAGCCTGGCTCCGCTGTATCTGGCCATCCCGAAATAAGCGAAGCAAAACATTATTGGCAGCATACTTAGGATTTTTCTTACCTAGGAAGTGCAACTCCGCAATACTGTCCCGATCCATCACCCGGAACTTATTTAAATCCTTTATGATTGCTTTATCCCTATCTGTCAGCATCAGCCAAACACATCCTCTTCGGTTAGTTGTTTAGGTTCCACAGACTCTTCCGCAACCTTCTTCACCTTATAGCCTCTTGCGAACATATCCTTCCAGTCAGGAACACGATAATTCATCAGTATTTTTTCTGCTTCTTCTTCCGTAAGGTATGGGGCTTGCAGCTCTGTGAGTTCATCTCGCTTAATCAGGAATCGGCCCGGGGTTTCTTTGCTAATCTTCTCACTTCCAGGTGTACCTATAATCTTAGAGTTCATAAAATCCGTGGTACGAAAGCCCATTCTCACAGTTAATAATCCACGGACTTTTGTATCTAAAATATCATGGGAAGGCCGTTGTAATGAGAGTATGCAATAAATCCCCAGGGCCCTGCCTAAAGCTACGATTTGAACAAGCTGTTTCTTCATATCCCTGTCATCCATTATCATGACAATTTCATCGATACATAACAGGATAAACGGCTGCTTTTCGGTTACCGGCAGCTTGGTAATATGAGTGACGTTAAATTTATTTAGCAGTTCCCCACGCCGTTCAAGTTCCTTGTGGATGTATTCCAACATCCTAGCCATATCATCCGGATAAACACAAACACTTTTAACATGCCGCACCCTTTTAAACAGAAAGAATTCACTCATCTTTAAATCGCCTAAATAAATGTGTAAGTCCTCAGGCGACTTGTGTTGGATTAGTGTTGTAATGATCTGCCTTACTTGCGTACTCTTACCGGCTCCTGGCTCACCAGAAACAAGGCAATTCGGTTCCGTTATAGCATTGTAGACCATCCACTCTCCAGCACTGTCTTTACCGCACACAATTGGCATTTCTAGCCCATCAAGAGCAGGAGTAATATCTTTATAGCTGTAGGTTAATTCCTTCGGCAGACTGTCATTATTGACGGTTAAAACATATTTCTTAACTTCACCATCAACGATGACATTCTTGCCAAATATTTGTTGGAAAGCAAACAGGTTCTTTTGCACAGTTTTGGGATTCAAACCAGTTGGAAGGGTAAATACATATTCGGTGGAGTGGTCGGTGCTACGGATAGAGTGGATTTTGGGATATATCTTGCGTTCGTCACTTCCTACAGTCAGGTGAATACCTCCGGCGCGGAATGCCTTAATTAGCCTCTTACGTGCCATTAAATTTGCCCAGAAACTCATGGTAACCACCTTAAAGTTATTGGGTTCATTTCGAGAAAATACACTCCGCAGGCTAGCCCGGCAAGTGGAATAGCAAACTTTAATACGTTGCCTATCCAGTGATATCCAAATGAATCTGCCATGCTATCAGTCAATGCAACTACAAGCACCCCTCCAGCTGCTAATAAAATTCCAGGTCCAAATAACATATTGATAGCCTCCTAGTTTCATATTGTTTAACAATTGAGTTTTCTAATTGTTTGAAAATTCGCGCTCCCCCTTCAGGCCTTCCGCTTCGCTTCCTCTTTAACAAATTTTTATTTTGTTGATATGGCAGGCTTTCTTCTTGTACATGTGCACTTATAATACATAGTTGAAAATCTTTTTAAAAACACTTGCGTAACAGTTAACCTCCTTCCGCAACTTATTTGCTACCGTTTTGCAACTGTGTGGCTTTCGTGTTAATAGCCTATGCCTAGGCGTGGTCCCGTTTGCCTGTCCATTCAAAATTTCTTTAATTTTTATTCAAGCTAATCTGAAAGGAATTTAAAGACAACTTGCAGAAATGGTTATAATGGAGTGTGGATGACATATGTTTGAAAATAGAATCGACTACTGGATGAATGAAAAAGGTCTAAAGAATAAGCATCTTGCTAAACTCTGTAAGGTGTCGGAGCAAACGTACTCCAGCTGGCGGCAAAATAAGTCACAGCCAAAGCTAGATCAGGCAGTCGTTATTGCTCAGGCCTTACATATCCAGCTAGATCAGTTAGTCAAAAGGAAGGAAAATGAGAAGTGAGTAAAAAACTAATGGTTACTGGTATTATTTTATCGTCACTAATTTTTGCAGGATGTTCGAAGGAAAATCCAGAGCAAGCTGCAGCTGAAGAAAAGCCGAAAGCCGGCCAAGAACAAACTGAAGGTAAAAGTCAAGATTTCAACCCAGAGGAATTTGTGAAAGAGGCTGGAAAGCATGGTATGGAATGGTACATTGCGGAAGTTGCAAAGTTAAAACCAGAAGAAATATCGCAACTTGAAGAATATCAGAAGGAGTTAGAAGCTAAAAAATTGGCAACCTATGAGGAAATTTTAAAAGGTGCCGAAACCAAAGAGGCAACCAATGATGAAGGGCAAAAGGTAATTGAGTATAAAATGGTGAACAAGTTTGACCACGATTTTCAGTTTTTCCAACTAGCTTGGACGGAAGGCGACGGCGAAAATTATTCGCAAACTGCTGACAATGTGAGGGCAGGTCAACCGTTCACCTTAATTGTTGACCCTGCCTTTGATAAAACACTGAATGACATTGACTTAAGCACACTCAGTTTAACTGGAAGTGAATAAAGATTTGGGAGTACAACACCATGAGTAACTACAGAAACGTACTCATAAAAATTGATTATATATCCAATCCAGGCTCGGTGTGGGAACAAAATGCGGAAAGAAAAGGTAACTTCCCGCTTAGAGGCCGTAAGCCTGAACAAGTGGCCCATGAGTGGATCCGCAAGCTTCGGAAAGAGATATCAAACTTTACCGTGGTAAGAGTGACCGTTGATGGTGAACACCATATTACAAAGGCCGTTCTCCAGCTGGATGTAATCCCAACTGATAATTTGCCTTTTTAGGGAAAAATGAAGCTCATAATGTTTAAAGTCCCTCAGGTATTAGAGGGACTTTAAACATCCTCATCATTATAATCTGCAATAAAAATAACATATCTATATAACAAAGTGGCATTCCGGATTGAAATCATTATGGTAAACAACACAGCCCCAAGCCAGACAGCACCAAAAATCGAAAGGGGTATTTTAACAACAAAGCCAGTTAGAAATGGAAACATCATGCTAATCTCACTTAGGCTTTTAGAAACAAGAGATATGACAATTCCAATAATTAAAACAATAAGTTGAATTATTATTGCAAAAGAAAAAAATGATATTAATTGTTTTAAGACATTATCATTTTCATTGCTACCGGTGTGCTTCTTTAAAAAGCTCAGCACTCTATTATTGCTCGCTGCAATAATAGATAAACTAGTGGTATTAAAACCTGCAAGTATTGCAATAACTGATAGTGTGTCTTTATTCATATCCATTATATAGTTCATTAAATCTTTATTGGATTTCTCAAATATAAAGAAATACACAAATATCGCGCACGCCACGATTATTGGTATCAGAAGGAATAGATTAAATTCTGTCCTGGTTGTGTATTTCTTATAATTATTTATAACTTCCCTAATATCTCTACCTGGTTTATTGTAGTCATCCTCTTCCTTAAATGATCCTTTCCTCCTTTTCATCTCCATCTATTTCCACTCCTTCAAATTGATCAATTTTTCTTTTATATGCCACAGGATTATCCTTTAAAATTATTTCAGCCATACCTTCTGTTAAGTCCTTTAACGAAGGCATACCATTTTCATTGTGATTAACTTTAATGTCAAACACTCTTTGTATATTTTCAAGTTCAATCGTGCGACTTCTCCCCGAGTGGGTTTTCCCCTGAATGCCAATACCATCAAAATGTTGCTCTTCGAATAATTTTTTAAAATACTGCTCTACTCCTATGACAGAATCTTTTGGAATTGTATTTTCGAAAGAAACTTTTACTCTAGAAATACCTTTCATGCCATTTTGTTTCGCATTATTATACAAATACAATACGTTAGCTGCTTCATTACTCTTAGACTCAAGTTGGTCAGTATCAAGATAATAATATGCGTCATTTATAACTGAAAACTGTTTTAGCTCCTCAAAAAATGTTTTTGATGGTAAACTACTTATTTTCAAAAAATTAGTCCTATGCATTTTGACAGGATCATATTTCTTATTAAATGCTACCAAGTAATCATCGATTAGCCCTCTGTGATATCTAAAGAATTTTTTGATAAAGGTTTTCCTTGCAACATTTTCTGAATCTTTCTCAAGTAGTAATAAACCCGTTCTTTTATCTACAACAAAATTGATTTCATTTTTCACTCCGTGATTTTTTGGTTTAATACCTGCTTCAACTTGCTCGAAGATATCAATGATTTCTTGTTCCTTCCCATACCTTGCAGTGATAAAAACACCCTCGTATATATTGGCGTCTTCAGATTGTTTAAATGATATTAAGTTTATCATTTTATTATCTTCTTTAAATGCACGCTCTTTTAAAGGAATATCTTGTATTATCCTTTTAAAGAAGAATTCTAGGCACTCAAAGTCAAATCTGTCTAAATCATACGATTTCCCTGTAAATTTTGGAGTGGTTAATTCATATCCGAAGATTGCCACAGGTTTAGTTTCCATGAGAGTCTCCTTCCCAGGAAGACCCGCAGGTGTAATATATATTATTGGATTTAACAATAATATATGTTACACTAAATTTGACGATTGACGTGCGGGTCTAACTGCATGTCCTTTTTTTATCTTAATGTTACTAGTTTTGTAGAATATTGTAAATTACGGAATTATATATCACATAAATTACACAATAACCCTTCCTTCCCGGGAAGGGTTATTGTGTTGGTTATTTCACCCTTAATTTTTGCCCAGGGTAAATCAAATCTATATTCTTAAGTTTGTTCAGGACCTTGATTCTTTGAATGGTTGTTTTATACTTCAGCGCAATTCCCGAAACCGTTTCGCCTTTTTTGACAACATGGTATACAGCCTTGATTGTTGGCTTTGGAGTCGAAGCAACCTTAACATCCTTCTTGAACTGCTCGAACAAGTCAGGTCTTGCTACCCATGGAGCCGGGCAGTTTTTTCCAGTAATGTCATAGTGCCTGTAAATATCAGCTGAAGGATCCAGCTTAAACCTCTTGCACAGCTCAGCTACCACCTTAACGGTCCTCGCCACCGTATCCTTATGAATAGTTCCATCCTTCTCAACGCACATTTCCACTCCGATTGTATTAAGGTTTGCATTCCCGCCCCTATAAGTTGGAACCGAAGCAAGCAGCCTCTTGACCTTGGAAGGTTTTTCATTTGCTTGATAGGCCACTTCATTTAGTGGGACGATTAGGGATGCGCTGTCGCGATCAACAAATAGATGAGCAGATGCAGCCCTGCCACCGCCGCCGTCTTCCCCATCAAAGTAATTGGCGTGTGCCTCGTCACTTCCCCCGGGATTAGCTGTCCAATGGACTACAATGGCCATCACAGACAATAACGATATACCTGGTCTAGAAAACCTATTCTTTTGAACAATATCCTCTTTCCAAAGTGCAGTTGCCATTACTCATCCACTCCCTTTTCTACTGTGGCCGCCTGTTCTTCGGCAGCTGGCATTACTGACCTTTCCTCAGACCGTCTAATCTTTGCCTCAATCTCACTGGCCACCCACTGGATAGCCCAATTCGGAATCCACTTATCCCAACCTGCCCTTGTAAAGTTGGCAGTCATAGATGTTAGAGTATGGAACAGGATGCCACCCCAGAAAGCGTAGAAGAACGCTGGGGCAGGAGTGTGGAAGATGATATCGAGCATGCTTCCCCAGGCTGGTAAAACGAGCATGACAGCCGTTCGCAAGACACCTTGGAGACCATAAGCGCTGGCATAAGAACCATCCTTCTTAGATGCTGTGATACCGCCTGCCCAATCAAATAGGATTGCTAGTATTAGCGCCAGAATAAAGTAAATGTGCAGCTCCCCTCCGTACAACTTACCGACGACAGAACCTGCAAATCCTGCAACCGTGCCGGCTGCCATGTTCTTCAGTGTCAGCAGGCTGCTCAAGTCAAAAGCATCATAGTAATTTCTCATTCTCATTTCTCCCTTTTTGGAAAATAAAAAGAGCCCTCAGATGAGAGCTCTTCCGCTATTTGTTATTTGTAAAAAATTGAATAAAATCGTTCCCTAAGTCACTTATATATAATGAATCACTTTCCCATACCTTAGAATGAAAACCGATAGATCTCCTTGGAAGGTACCTACGACGCTGATCTTCAAGCGCATTTACATAGTCAACCAAATCATTTACTGTCTTTACTAATTTGTTATAATCCTCATCCAAGCTGCTAACCAGTAATCCTTGTCGCTGTAGTTTCTCATTAGTCCTGTGATAAATATCCTCGGAAATGCCTTCTTTCAAAAGATATTCTTTTAATTCAAGGTGAGTAAAATGCGGCCGGTGAAGCTTGTGAAAGAGAAGTCTGAGATCTATTTTGCGAAGATTTTTTAGAATATCTAAGTAAATTATTATCGTTGTTGGCTCTGGGTTCTCAGTTGCTGTCAAATTTACAAATCCATTAGCAATATACTCTATTTTATCTGCTTCCTGTTCGTCAATTACGTAATCGCAAATAAGTCCAGCAAAGAAATCCTTAATTGTCCTTTTCTGCCGTTCCCCTAAAGCTCGGTAATTTCGTTCAATTTCTTCGATTCGTAAACTCAATTCATAAAATAAGCGAAGCAAGTTCGCTTCCATCCTTTGTTGTTTATAATTTAAAACAAAACTTGTGAAGCCAGGAACAACTGCCCCTACTACTCCTTCAAGAAAAATTTCCGATACAACAGAAACCCCTCCGTCTACACTGCACTCAAGAATGTCTTTAGCCTTTTGAATAAAAGGCTTACCTCCATTGTTATCCAAATAAACCCCCTCCAATGATTCTATTATATCAAATCACAGGAGGAAGTATTATCCAAATTTACTAGTAATAAGTTACTTTACATACAACGCCCGTCTGGGAGATTTAACCTTTAATCAAAAGAACGAACTCCGAAAGTAAAATTAAGTTTAAAATCGCTCGCGATTGTTCTTAATGACCATTTGACTCATCCCATCAACCCAGTTAAGCACTTCTTGCAAATCAACAGTGTTGTTCCAAAATTTTAATGTTGTCCCTTCTAGCTGCCGAAAAGTCTCCTGGTTTTGGGACTGTGGAATCAACATGCTGCCTACATTTAAATCAATAAACATATTGGGATTTTCAGAAGTAGCCCATTGGTCAAGACGTGCTTCAAAATGCTCGTAATCATTTCTGATAGCTCTTAATGACTCAGGTGGTTCTGGAAACTCAGGGTTTCTTTCCCTAAGAATCTTGGCCCTTTCTACCGCCTTTGCATGTTCGTTATTTCGTTGCCTTGCTCCAATTGCCTCTTCATCGACGAGTCGAAGAACAAGCATGGCATGATTGATGATAGACATAGCATAGCTAATAACAATAGAAGCTGATTTTGTTTTGGATGCCTCGACTAGCTGAATAGCATTTTCCTTAATCCAGTCATTTCGGTTGTTTATTTCTTCCTCATAAATCCTCATTACAAAACTAAGTTTTCCTTCATCATTTGGGAAAAATTGATTGTCCATAATGTCCTCCTAGATTGATATATTTTAATATCAATCTATTTATTGGAGATTTGTCAACCTTTTTACGAACTCCGTTAAATGACTTCTTCTTCCGATACTTGTTCAGATACAATTGTATTTCCATCTACAGATATTACTCTCATTTTCAACGTCATTGGACTCTCTGTTAATGGGTTCCACATTTCAACTGTATAGAAGTCGCCCACTTGCATTAGATAATCGCCTCCTCTTCATATATGACTGTATACATTCTGGCTGTAACTCCATCGGTATTTAAGTTTGTGAAATTTTGAAAAACAATCAACAATGGATTCGCAGAATCGAATATAATACCTCCGGGTGACTCATATTTTAATGTCAAAGCTGTTGTTCCACCTGCTGTAGTGAAAGCTAGTTGTTCCGCTCCATAGGTAACAGCCCCTATACCAACAACAATAAAATGAGAACCTGTTGAACCTGCAATAGGTGGGGAATAAGCACCAATATACTTGAGCCGTCCTAAATACCCCGGCGTAGGGGATATAGTAACTGATGCAGCGGAATTAGAATTAATAACCGCTGTCATTGTTGCTCTTGCCTTTTGAAGTCTTACTTTCCTCCCTGTTAGCGCGACATTCATCGCGCCGTTTGCGCCTTCTACAGGTTCGTAGTCGTCAGCTGTCTTGTTGAAATACTGGGGGACTGCAATGCCTTCGGTGTTACGTTTTACGAACTTATCAAAAAAGCCCATTCATCTAACCTCCTAATCTATTAATTACTTGTAGCAATATCTTAAGCCTGCGAGATCAAGCTCGTTGTCTGTGGCCCCTGTCGCTGTTGTGATAACAGAGATTTTTCCATCATCAAACAAGTAAACTCGAGCCCAATGGTTGTTAATGTATCCAGCGATTAATAAGGCATGACTTGTTGTAGGCTTAACGATGGATGGCATCGTAAAGGCTGGTAGGTAACTGGCCCCACCGAATTGCCCGTTCTTTATCCGCCCGCGAAAAACAACCTCATTGCCAATTATTGAGTATTGTGGAGTTGTAAGGCCTGCAACCCACCCGTTTTGCAATGATAGGTTTGTCCAAATCAGGGGAGAGTCCGTAACAACCTCATACCACCCTCTAAAAACATTGTCGGAATGAACAGTCCCGATCCACGTCCGGCCGTCGGCATTCCTCTGTAATCTGAACTGCTTCATGCCCTGCTCTGACTGAGTTACATCAATGTTGTACCAAGCTGTACTACCTGGAATCGGGTGCGAAGGTATATTTAGACTTGCACCGTAATAAAAACCGACACCAAGCGTTAATATGTCAAAGCCTGCAGCTAATTTTGTTCTCAGTCCGGTGTCTGCAGACAGCTTGACCATTTGAGCATTCTCTCTTACCCATGCCAAAACCTCTTCGTACTGCTTCTCCAAATTGTTCAAGTTAACCGCAGTTAGTGGAGTACCAACTTCAAGGATTTGGCCCTCAGCTGGGACCAGGGTGATCGTACCATCGGCATTAGTCCGCATAGTATAGGTCATAGGTTTTTCAACAACTCTGTCTTTCCAGAGTGTTTTATTATAAGGCACTAAATTCCACCTCGGCTTTCTGTTACGCCATTCAAGTAGCCCTCATACGAGAATTCCTGTCTAAATATCCGTGTCTGTTTCTTAGCTTCGAAGCTATCCTCAACCAGAATGACATCAGCGCATTCTAATATAGGATTTTGCCGCCAGATTGTTTTGTAGATGGCGTTGTAATTACTTTCGGTTATAATCCAATTTGCCACATCCCTTGCATGGGACTCTGTGGTGATTAACGGGTTAGCGATAGCAAACGAATCGCCATTGGTTCCTTTAATACTTGTATTTACGACTACAACTTCGCGCTCGCCGGTAGATTCATACACCTTTACTACAACCTCATAGATGGACTTATCTAAACTGATTTCGGGTTCTTCGAACATTTGATCATATTCAATGTTCTTCATTCCAAAACCGTTTGTAACCAATGGATATGCCCCACCAAAATAATAGGATTGCCCACAGTAATTCAGATAGTTGCTACTCGCGTCCAGGGCTGTAAATGGCTTAATAATTACTGTTCCCGTCCTGTCCTGGTATACGGCTGCTTTCCCCGCAATCCCGATGTGTTGCAAGGCCTCCCTCGAGTTGAGTCTTCCTTTAAATCCCGGTGACGATATTCTTTTTAGGCTGTCATCCACTGAAAACTTGGTAATGCCTGCTTTCTGGAGGACATCAACTGCTAAATTATAAAGATTACTTGCGGCTGTATTGTTATAGCTGATTTGCGCTAACATGTTGAAGCAATCTTGGCCAATTAAAGAAATGCTCATTGCTGCAGTCTCGTTTTTCCACTCGGAAAGATAATAAATTCCCATCGGCACCCATTCTATAAAGGAATGCTGTTCTATTGGAAAGCCTATGAAAATTGGATCTGATATTTCTTCCATAACTAAACCAAGTTCCAATCTAATTTCTGGCCGGCTTGCGATAATTTCGTTCATTTTGGCAAGAGTTAAGATGTCAAACTCTGCACCAGTATTATCAAGGGTGACCCGCAATTCATTTGTGGGTAATGTCTCATTGATGGTGCTCATTTCTTCAAGAAGGTTGAAGCTTATGATAGTTTCATCACTATACTCTTTTGTGACTCCATAAAGAGTGAAGAATATCCTGGCGTTTATTTGGCGAACAGGCGCATAGACAGAGTCCTTAAATTTCTTACTAACGTTCAACAAGTCTATGCACCTACTTTTCTATCAAGCTGAATTTGATATCTTTCCATTCAGCCTGTCCGTTTTTAAAAATTAACATCGGTGCCTGGCGATCCCCAGAATAAAAAGTTCCTGTTTTCATTCCGTTTGCTTTAGGGTCGAAGTAGGTAACAGAAAAGAATACGGGGTCCACCAAGTTAAGGATTCTGCTATACTCTGCCCCCGTTAAAAAAGCCCATCCAACCTCAAGCTTTCTTTTAGTGGCAATCCGTTCAATAATCATCGTTCCCTTGGCATTTCGCTCTGCTTTACTTAAATCAATAATGCCCACGTCATATTCAGATGGAGTGGGTAAAGCCACCCCGCTGATGCTGATCAGTGCCATTTACCCGCCCCCCTAAATCGGTTTCAACCTTACATTCGTTCCAACCCGTTGGTTTTCTTTGTCAATATACGGCTTGATAATGCGTCCGAATGTCCTGCCATCAAGTTGCAAAATAATATCACCACCAGTGCCGCTGGATCTGCTACCCTGGTTGGCTTGAATAACAGCGTTACCGACCGCCCCTGCAATGATATCCTGCAGCTTATCGAGTGGCGATACGACCTCTTTACCGCCTGGGTTATCACCGATTAGAGCAAGTGTCGGGCCGTTTGTGATGCCGCCTTTAGCAAGCTTCGGAATTTCAGGGAGATTGCTAAATGGTTGGCCAAATCCCGGCACAGAGAAGTTTTTCAGGCTTTTGATTGGTTTATTGATTCCGTCAATAAGTTTGTTCAAAAGTGTTTTCACACCATCAGCAAGGCCGTTAGTAAAGCTGGTTCGAATTTTGTCAAAGGCAGAAGAAATCTTATCAACGACATTCTTTTTAAACCAGTCGTAAACCCCAGTAAATTTGCCTTTAATGGTAGACCAGATTTCAGAGGCTTTCCCGCCTATTGCATTCTTGGAATTACCGATTGCATCACGAATTTTGTAAGCTACGTTGTCCCTAAACCAGTTGTATATTCCGTTAAACTTATTTTTTATTGCTATCCATACTTCTCCAGCCTTGCCTGCAATTGATGTCTTTGCATTATGAATGGAGTCCCGGATTTTGTAAGCTACATTGTCTCTGAACCAGTTATATATTCCGGTAAACTTATTTTTTATTGCAATCCAAACTTCCCCCGCCTTACCAGCTATTGCTGTTTTGGCATTATGAATAGAAGTGGCTATCTTATCAGCAACGTTTGTTTTAAACCAGTTATAAACTGTCATAAATTTGCCTTTGATTGTAGCCCAAATATCATCAGCTTTTTTGGCAATACCACTTTTTGCATTAGTAAAGACTGTGGTAATTTTGTCAGTCACATTAGTTTTGAACCAGGATTGGACTGATTTGAAACTGTTCGTGATTGCAGTCCAAAATTTCCCCGAATAGGTCTTGAAGGATTTAACCCAATCATCGAATGTACCCTTGATGTAAATCCATATATTTTTAAAAGACGTCGTGGTGTTCTTGCTTATAGCTTTTAATCCGTCATCCCAAAACTTGCCTATGCTTTTCCAGGAGTCTCTAAACAAAGAAACAATTTTAGGGCCGAATGCTTTAATTCCACCTAGGACTTTTCCGATTAAGATAAGGTTTGCAATATTCCAGATCGCCTTGACGGCGCCTACTACAAGCTGCTTTGCGCCTTGCCAGGCCTTTTTCCAATCGCCGGTAAAGACTCCTGTGAAAATTTTGAGCAAACCAAGAACAACGTCAATTAGGCCGTCAATGGCCCCTTTGATATTGCCCCAAATTGTTTTTACAATCCATTTGAAAACCGGTTTAAGAATCTTCATAAGGTTTCGCCATGCTTGGCCCATTTGCTTGCCGTTTTCCTTCCAAAACTTAGCGATATATTCAATCTTGTCTTGGAGATATTCTTTAATTGCTTTATAAACTTGTTTGAAGACTTTGCCTAAAGGAGCAAAGAACTTTTTCACCTTATCCGCAAATTCCTTTACTTTATTACTGACTTTTGACAGCGCTCCTTCTGATTGACCGGTATCCATAGCAGGTATCGGGATACCTCCTCCAACGACAGAACCACCGATTCCCTCTGCTCCACCACCTCCACTGTCAGGAGAAGATGCCGCACCGCTTGAAGGATCAGCTAATTGGTTGATTTCGTCGAAGCCAGCTACACCTAGACTAGCTTTCTTAGCTTCCTTTGCCGCTTTCTTTGCAGCTTTTCCAGCGTTCGTTGCTTTTTTACCTGCATTTTCATGGGCAGCACCAAGATTATTAACGGCAGCAGTTTGATTGTTTATTACACCAGTTTGCTGAGGTATATCACCTTTTTTGCCGATTAGAGCTCTAACAAATTGTGCAACTACACCCATTACGGCTGCCACTTTATTTGCCAAAACAGTTAATACTGGTAAGGCTACGTTTAATATTGGGAGAAATGCTTGGCCTAATGCCAATTTAACGTTGTTTAGCGATTGGACAAAAGTACCCATTCGGACGGATGTACTATCAGCAACAGTTGTACCGTATTTTTGAGTAGCTTGTTCGAGTATGGCCATATACCTAATTTGCTGTTGGGTTTGGAAATTTAACTGCTGCCAGGATGCTCCGTTGGCAAACTGTTTGAAGGCATTGGTGGATTCAATCATTGCTACGTTCACATTAATACCTAAGTCCTCAATAGCCTCCGTATTGCCTAGCAAACCGCTTCGGATGCGCTCGAATGTATCTTCCATAGTTCGGCCTGTAGCAGAGCTTACGACCGCTGTAGCCTTCATCAATTCTTCTGTTTTCTTTCGGGTATCGTCTGCTCCAGAAGAAAAGGTACTAAGTAAATTGCCATAAGTGGCACCCGCTTTTACCGCTTCAAGCTTAGAGTAGCCAAAAGCCGCCCCTGTTGTTTGTGCCCATTTATTGAATTCACCAGCACTCTCGCCCATAATTCTGTTAATTTGGTTCAAGCTAGTTTCAAAAAGCATGGCATCTTTAACAGCAGAGCCAATACCAAGTGTTACTCCTATTCCAGCTAAAACGGTACTAATTTTACTCATTGACTGATTAATAGAGTTACCAAAGTTTCTAACTTGAGATTGTGCTTTTTGCATACCTTTTTGGAGACCGCTGAAATCAGCACCAGCCCGTACCATAAAGTTTCTTACAATTGCCATTTACCTTCACCTCCTCTTGAAAACAAAATAAAAGGAGCCCCTATGATATGAACTCCTAATAAACAGTGCCACCAAAAGCAGCGTTAAGTTTCTTAACTTCATTCAGCATTTCTTCAGGTGTCATTCGTTTTGGTTTATCTTCACCGTTGAGCTTTTTAAGTACCTCAGTTAAATCTTTAATTGATAATTTGCCGACCCGCTGCCAACGTGCATTGAAATATGCAACAGTAAGTTGATTTTCAATTTCATGTTTGCGTATTTCGCTTTCAAGTTTTTGTTTTTCATTAAACACCTTGATAGAGATGCTCAATTCGTAAGGGGTCATCTCGTTATACTCCGAGATGCTTATGCCCAAATGGATTGCAGATTTTAAGGACTCTTCCCAGCTCCACGTTACTGGCTCTTCTCCGCAATCCTCTGATCGTTTTTTTCATCAACCTCGACAGTGCCGAATGCCGCTTCAAATGCTTGCTGCATCTTTTGCATGATTTCAGAGAAACTTGGTGCCTGGTCGAGTAGATCCTCCATGTCCTCGAGTTTCAGGACCTCGTTATGCCGTCTTGCATCGTACTCCAAACCAATGAGCATGATTTTTTCTAGTTCTCCTAGGTCTGTACCTTCAAATTCAAAGTTTTCGAGATTCTGACCTGTTACAGCCATCATTTTTTTCAAGGCCTTATGGCCAAAACGGACTTCCCTTGGACGATCCAAATTAATAATGACAACATCGTTTTTATCGTTTTTATCCGGCATTTCATTTCCTCCTAATAGAAAAAGACTAGAGAAAACTCTCTAGTCTTAAGCAGTTTTGACTACTACAACTTCATATACTTTTGGAGCTTTATTCGACTCGTTAGCAACGATTGTTAATTTCTTTGAGCCGATTGTCATAGCAATCGCAGCTGATGCCACTCCACTATTAAGCTTTTGAGCAAATACCCCGTCAACAAACAAATCGATGTTTTGGCCTGCTCCGGTGGCCGTTACTGTAACGCTGGCAGCAGTGACACCACTAAAAGCATACAGGTAATTGCCGTTATTGAATGCAGGTGTCAAAGCCCCGCCCGTTCCAGCTAACGCTAGTGCAGAAAGCCCAGCTGAAGGCGTAAGTCCAAGGCTCGGTTTTCCACTGACTTTTACAGTCGCTTCAAAGCTGACACCGTCTTCCATTTCAGCTCCAGTGCTGACGCCTGTTACAATTCCATTAAAGGTCCAGGCAGCGCCAAAAGGAAAAAGGATAGTGAAAGGGAGCATCGTTCCATTCATATAAGCGTTATAAAGGGCGACCTGCCCATTTGTATCGCCGGGATTGAAAAAACCCGATAAAGAAGCTTCTCCTGCATCCTTTAGGCCCTGCATGAAAGTGCGAAAACCATCAACACTATCCAAAGTGGTTGTTTCTAGTGTGTCGGCAGACAAATCAAGTCCGCCAATGGATGTCAGGTCGGCCACGCTATTAGCATTAACTAACAGCTTCGTTCCCATTGCAGCAAACATTCTATTACCTCCTAAAATTTAAATATACCTTCAATCAAACACCGGTAAAGCGATACCTGATTTTCATATAGTTCTACCGGCTTTTCGTAAGTAAAGTTTTGAATAAAAGGGCCGGAGTGACCAATGTTCCGGCTCTGGAATGATACTAACTTTGTTATGACTTGCTGAGTAAGATCCTTTAGCCCCGCATACGAATCTGTAAAGATATTAATCTCGCAAGGTACCTCCTTGCTGGAATGGTAGCCCTTCAAACTCTTGTCCTGGAGTCCTTCAGATGATACATAAATTATATATGGAGCCGGTGTCCCCTCAGGAGCATTTAAGGGGTACACCTTATCCGCCAGTCCTGGCAAAGAAGACAATTCCGCAGTCAATGCCTCCTCAAAGTTCACATTAATCACTCCAATTTATCAATTTCCTTTGTTAAAACCTCAACAACGGTTTCCTCAATTTTTTCGTTATTGTCATCAAGGGATTTTCTCATATACCTGAATCCGGGAGTATACTTGCCATACTGATCCATCCAACCATACTCCTGGGAAGCAGGGTAGTATGAACGATTGCCAGTGGATGACTCTTTTACAAAGACATCGTTCATACTCTTGTCCAACGTCACCTGGTAGACTTTCTTGCCCTTTATCTTTGCTCGTTCACCTTTTAAAACAAGACCCTTCTTGAGGTTTCCCGAATCAACAGGGGCGTTCTTTTTGGCAGCCCTCAAGGCAATTGTTCCACCTTTTCTAGCTGCCTTCGTGACGCACTTTTGGGGCAATCTCTCGAGAGTTTTGAGTGTTTTTTCAAGCTCCCGCATGCCTTTGATTTCCGAACGGCGAGCCATCACATTACTTCCTTGCAGACAAGTTCCAGGAATCGATTCTTCTCGTCTATGTTAATTGGCGGGGTTACCAATTGGAGTTCTTTAGTGCCATACTGGATTTTCATCGTCGCATCGATATCTTTTCTGTACCGAATAGTGACCTTTGTGGTGGCCTCTGAATGAGTCTGAAGTGCGCTATAGAGTTCCCGTCCTCGCAACGGCTTTACATTGGCCCAGACGGTAGCAACTTTCTTCCAGTTATCGGCTCCTTTAACCACTTCCCCGTAACCATTCCGTTTGTCGGACAGCTTTAAAAAAGTGACTCGCTTATTTAATTGACCTGGATTCATTTTAGCTGCCTCCAAACGAATGGAATTTATACGGGCCGATGAGCGCATTCACAGAAAACGCAATTTCTCCTTCAACCCTGCCGAGTACCCCACGATTTTCATACCAATGAGCAATTAGCATGTACATTGCCACGATTACTTCTTCGGGGATGTCCCACCTGGTTTCGTCAGTCATTTTTTCCGCGAGTAAGGGCCGCTTCAGCTTAGTTTCACAGAAACTTCTTGCAGCTTTTATGAGCAGATCCTTAATGAATTTATCATCTTCAGGTGGGGTATCTCTCAGGTAGCTTTTTGCATCTTCCAGAGTAATCAACTCACCCATTTAAGTTCGCGAGAGCTTCCTCAGCCTCTTCCTTACCCTGGACCTTCTCTCCGTTAGGAAGTAGATACCAGCCACCACCCAAATGCTTTAATCCCACAATAGGAGCCTCAATTTCGTCGTTTTCAATATCCTGTGTAGTCTCAACGACGATTGCAGATCCTACCTCGACAAGAACCTCTGCCTCTTCCCGGTCCATTGTTTCGCCAACTTCGTATTCCTTATCAGTTTCAAAAACCCCTGCCGGTGAAGCAGAGGTTTTGAGCATCTTGATTTTCAATCGGAACACCCTTTCTTTATCCTAATTTCACACGGACAAATCCTTCAGCGAGAGCAGGCGCTCCATCTGTCTCCAGACGCCCAATAAAGCCTGTTTGGTTTGACTCGGCATAAAGCTCCACCAGACGTTGGATTTGCATGTCAAGTGCATCCGCAATCCAGTAGTTGGAGAAATCTGCGAGAGCACCAACATACTGGCCAGTTGTAAAAGTATTAGGAGCGAAATCGGAAGCGTTGTATTTGAAATTGAGAAGCTTGTCTGGGTTTGGTCCGTTTGGATCAATCATATAACGGCCATCTCCGTCCTTAATTTTGAGCAACTGCAGGATTGCATCCGGATGGAAGACCCACTGCGCTTTTCCGTGATATCCCTGTTTAAGTGCAAATTTAGCAGCCAAGAGACCGTCGTATGTGACAGCATTTGCAGAATTTCCGTTAGCGATGTCCCTAGTAGTCGGTACACCATTAGCGCTTGCAGTGAAGATTCCAAGAGGCTTACCTACACCGTCACCAGTAAGGAATGCTTTTTCCTGGGCAACCGCAAATTTATAAGCAAGTCTTTCACGTACAATCGCTTCGATTGGAAGTGCAGAGGCACGCAAAAGTTTATTTGACACCTTAACCCGCTTAGCCAGTGGATTTGGTTTGAATTCACGCTTTCCAAATTTCAAGTCTGTTTCATTACCTGTTGCAAGTTCAGTTGTCCAATCCGCATCAGTAGCGTCCTGAGCAAGTGTAGGTACGCCAAGAGAAGCTGCAGACGTCAATGGCTGAACGAAAGCCAATTGGCGAATAAAGACCATGCTATCAAGATTTTTTAGTAGTTGTTTAACAAACTGCATTGGTACGACAGTAAATCCACCGTCTGCATCAACGCCAGCTTGCAGGGCCCGGGATTCTTCAGGTGTGAAGTTTGCCTGGTGACCGTTAGAAAGATATTTGTCGAAGGCAGATCGGTACTCATCAGTTTCAGTAAAGTGCCTCTTCTCGTTCCCTGGAACAGCTGGAGTTGGTAATGGAGGCTCTTGGCCGCGAGTTTCCCCTTCCATTTGAGAAAGCTGCTCTTCCATTTCGATTTTGCCGCGAAGCTCCTCAGCCTCATCAATATACTTTTTCCATTGATCCTTAAATTCCTGAGTATTATCCCTGTTCTCAGCCTTTGCTGTTTCAAGAGCAGCACGGGCCTGATTAATCAGATTTGCACGCTTTTGACGCATTTCACGAATTGCTGGTTTCATAAGGTTGTTACCTCCAGTATTTTAAAATAAAAAAAAGACGTTCCTAGAACATCTCCATCAATTCCAATTCCTTTTCAAAAGAATTGTCGGTATTCACTTTTTTCTGTTTGAATTCATTAAAGACAGCCTCAGCCGAACGGATTCCGGTCTCACTTGTGGGATAGGCCGGAGTAGTAACTGGACTAACTTCAAACAGTTTAGCTTTTTTTACAGTCCGGACAGCCATCTCTTCAGTTTCATCCCACTCGTCAACTTCTGCCCGGAATATGAACGAAGAACCACGGACATCGCCGCGTTCAATGCTTTCAACATACTTGTCAGCCCAAGAAGGAGGGGTGATTTCATAACGCAGGCCAACTTCATCCTCTTGAAGTTTCAAGGTGCCAGCTGTGTTCCTGCCAAGGATTTCACTAGGATTGTGATTCCATGCAGCATAGATGTCGTCATTGATTGATTCAGCAAAAGCGCCGCGTTCAAACTGCTCCGCGAACATCCCCCAAATAGGAACACTACGCTGGCCCCATTTCACCGCATAGCCGACAATCCTTTTCTTTTCACCTTCAGGCTCAGCTCTCACTTCTATATTGGTGAGGGAGCGTTTTTCCTTCTCATTCACTCTTCTCACCTCCTTTCAGGTATTGCTGTCCGGCCATATTTACAGGGATCATATTTCCGTTTACCAAGTAAGCATCCAAGCCTTCAATTTTGTCTTCATTTTCCTTATCCCGAATATCATTTCCGCTCAGCCAACCATTCTGTCGGCCGATTTGATAAGCTTCGTAGCGAGATTTCATATCGCCTCGCATCAAACCATCCAGGTTGTACTCAGCATAGTATTGCTTTCTTTCTTCCGTGGTTAAGAGCTTCCAATTAAGAGTCTGTTCCCATCTTACTGCCCAAGGCCTAATGGTATGTTTAGCAAAGCCAATGTCCTGGTGTTCGATATTGGAGAAAGTTGCTTTATCCAGATTGCCCACTAAATGCAAAGGAACCCGGTAAAGCCTCGCAATCTCTTCCAACTGGAATTTACGGGTTTGTAAGAACTGGGCATCTTCAGGAGGTATCCCAATTTGTTTATAAGTCATGCCTTCTTCGAGTATGGCCACCTTATGAGAGTTTTCAAGCCCTTTATGCATTTCGTCCCAGCTCGAACGCAGGTGCTTGATTGCATCTTCCCCCAGTTCTCCAGGGTGTTCCAAAACCCCAAGTGGTTTTGCCCCGTTGCTGAAGAATCTCGACCCGTATTCCTCTGCAGCTTGTCCGAGCCCGATGCTTTCCCTCGCTAAACCTATTACTGAAAGACCTACTAGGCCATCTAATGAGAATCCAACTAAATGGAGCATCTGATCAGCCGAGAGATTTATCACCTTACCGTCTGGGCCAGCAACTTCATACCCCATTTTCTTGGTGGTTGGATTTCGCTTTGGAATAACTTTTGATGGGTGCTGTGGGTAGAGTCCTCTCGGTTCTCCATCCGGTCCCCAATCGATAAATGCGTAACCATTCCCCCAAAGCAAAATGCACGCCTGCAAGACTTGCCTGAAAGTAAAGCTTGTCATTTCTTCGTTCGGTCTCGAATGCAATAAATCATATAGTTTCTTTTCTCGAGCCTTCGCTCGGCCATTGCTGCCTTTATCCCTGTATAGGTGTAAAGGTAAGGAGGCCATTGTTTCAGATATGACATTTACACAGGAAAACACAGCGATATAACTTAGAGCTGTGGTCTCATTTACTACTTTCCCAGCGTAACTCCTATTGCCTCCACTTAGCCAGGCAACATCTGAATCGCTAGGATTAGCCAAATCCATTGAGCGCTTTCCAAATAGTGAATCTATAAAGCCCATTGTCTTTTATCACCTCCTCGCTGCCAAAATGCTCACCCCTATCAGAGAAAATCCGACAAATAAAAAAGCCGCAGGTTTGTATATCATGTTCAAACCATAAGCAGCTATTGAAATTCCAGATAAAAAGGCGAAATCAGTCATGTGTTTTATAAAATAACCTTTGATAGGATTCTTTTTCATAGCGATACAATCCCTCTCCTTTTGTAAACACTTGGTTTAACCGCTATTTCTTCAAGTTTAACGGCAATGGCCATAGCATTTATAAGCGAAACGGTTAAGTCGATCCTATCAATCGATTTGTTTTTCATCGGTTTGATATTTTCATTCCCGTCAACAGCAATATGGACGTTGCCAAAACACCAGCGTGCTGCCGGATTTTCCTCATGTTTCATAGCGCCTGAACGTAAAAGCCGCTCAATTTCCTTCATCGCCGGAGACATCATCGCCATATTCTGTGCCACTTCAAGCACTTCCACGTCCTGATTCATGAGCCTCTGGGTCAACATACGGCTATTCCAAGGGTCTGTACCTAGCTTTTCGAACTTATATTGCTTGCTATGTTGTAAAATCCTAGCCTCGACAAACTCATAGTCAATGACATCACCAGGAGTTGCATGCATAAAACCGTCATTTACCCATTTGTCATAGGGAACCTTATCCCGTTTTATCTTTTCTACCATCTTGTCTTCCGGAATCCATCCCTCACTTAAAAAATACCATCCGTCCAGTCCTTCCTGAGGAGGAAATAATAGAGTTAGCCCGGTCAAATCTGTAGTTGCTGATAAATCGAGCCCTGGATAGCAACGCTTACCCAGCAAATCTCTTTTGTTAATCTGTTGCACCGAAGTATCCCATAAGGTTAAGGGCAACCAACCAACAGATTTTAGGGCAACCCATTGATTGAGTCGGAGCCAACGGAATAACTTCTCTTTTGCAGCATCGTTACGCGCTCCAATCGCTTCTTGCCGAACAGCTTCAATGTCAATCGTTACACCCAACGATGGATTAGCCAGATACCAGGTTTTTTCGTCAAAAATATCAGCTTCTTCAGGAGCGCAAAATATTTTTACATACCAATAAGGGTCCTCAATCTCGCCGACAGTAATCTTTCGAGCATATTCGTGTACTTCCCACCCGATAGATTTTTTGTCCGGGTCATCACCGGCCGTTGTTATTACCCAATATAACGGTTCTTTCCTTGCCGAACCGGAACCAAATGTCATAACGTCCCACAATTCACGATTGGGCTGTGCGTGGAGCTCGTCAAAAATAACTACAGTCGGATTAATACCGTGCTTAGTATAAGCTTCGGCCGACATTACCTTCAGGAATGTGCCAGTTTCAGTATTAATGATTTCTTTTTTGCTATCAACTACCTTAAGAAGTGAAGACAAATCCTCATCCTGGTCAATCATCTGAAGGGCAGCCTTGTAAGTTAATCCGGCCTGTTCTTTATCAGCTGCGCAACAATATATTTGACCTCCAGGAGGATCCATAACCAGGTGCTTCAACGATAGTGCCGCAATAGTAGTCGTTTTTGCGTTTTTCTTAGGGATTTCAAGATAGGCATAGCGATATTGGCGATAGCCTCGCTCGTTGACCGTCCCGTAAACATCCCAAAGTACATCATGTTGCCATTTTTGCAAGACAAAAGGTTGGCCGTAAAAATCATCTGTCAGGTTTAACAGCTGGATGAATTCAATAACCTCGAGGGCTCGGGAAGGATCATGAGCCATTGCCTACCCCTCGCTTTTGAAGAAAGGAAGACATTTTGCTCTTTTTAGAGTCTTCCGGTTTTTTAGGAACAGATCTTAAAGCAGATTGGATTGTCATAATGTTTTCTTTAGAAATATCGATTAGCATTTTTCGCTTATCCTTAAGCGCCTTGCCACAATCCAATATTTGTTTTTGCATTTTCACTTTTATTTCCATCTTTGTAGCAAAATCGATTTCTTCATCCTCGCACTTTTCATCAAACTCTTCTAAATTTTTCATAAGGGTTTCCTTAAACACTTCGATCTCTTTGCACTCGGCATGGATTAAACAGTGAAGGTTTATGATGTGTCCGTAAAGGTCATCATCTTTGCCGATTGATTTCAACAATTTCTTAACCCTTGTGAATTCTTTATGTGCTATAGGATTCTTTTTAACTTCAGGACTCTCTTTAAGGTGAGTACCTGTCAGTAATTCACTCTCACCTTTTTCCCTTACTTGTTTTTCAGCCTTTGTTCTATGTCCTTGCACCAGATGCAAAGGTTTTGGTGGTCGTCCTCCTGGCACAATACTCACCTCCTAAAAAAAATTTGTAGTTTTGGGAAAAAATCTTGCGTTCAGGTGGGGACGCGGTCTTACAAGGCTATATAATTAGGAATTTGACCCACCCCCACCCCTGAATGTAAAATTATGTTATAAACAAATAAAATAAAGGTTAATGGGGAGCTATCTTATGCAAACATCATATTTTCCAGCTAAATTTAATGAGCCTTCTTTTCACTGCCCACATTGTAACGTTTTTGCTTCACAAGATTGGTGTGATATTTATTATGACGCAGGGATTGGTTTTAAAGCCATGCCTCTATATCGCACCTCAATTTGTGCCCACTGTAATGAGAAAGCAATATGGCTTAAAGGTAATTTAGTAGTTCCAATGACAAGTACAGCCCCTTTACCACATTCGGATATGCCACTTGAACTAATAGATGATTACAATGAGGCTGCCAGTATCGTTAATATTTCTCCTAGAGGAGCAGCTGCCTTACTACGATTAGTTCTTCAAAAACTTATGGTTTCATTAGGTTTACCAGGTAAGGATATTAATAGAGATATAGGAGCCCTTGTAAGTAGTGGTTTACCTGAGTTAATACAACAAGCTTTGGATATTGTAAGAGTAGTAGGAAATGAGTCTGTTCATCCAGGACAAATGGATATTACAGACAAACATGAAACTGCTATGCAACTTTTTAATTTAATTAACTTTATAATTGAGGATAGGATTACTAGACCAAAACAAATTAATGAATTATATATGCAACTTCCGGAGGGCAAACGTTTGGGAATAGAGCAGAGGGATAAAGCACCTAAATAAGGTGTTTTATTTATTCCCAAATCCTCCGTCCTCCTTCGCAGTCTTTATATCATGGTGCCTCTTGCACAGAGGCTGCCAGTTATTCTTATCCCAGAACAATTGCTTATCACCTTTATGTGGGATGATGTGGTCCACTACTGTAGCGGGTATGTGCTTCTCTTCCTGCTGGCAGTGGACACACAGTGGATACTTCTTTAGATATCCAAGCCGTGTCTTCCTCCACCTGCTGTCATATCCTCGCTGTGCTGCGGTGCCACGGTGGTTGTCATATCGGTTATTCTCGACCGGCTTATGCTGATTGCAATACTTTCTCTCGGTTAGGTTTGGACAGCCAGGCTTGGAGCATGGGCGCTTAGGTTTACTTGGCATAAAAATCACCCCAAAAAAAGTACCTTTTAAGGTACCAAATCATTTTTTTATATTTAATTTCAATTCTTCTCTTTTCACTGTTGATTTAGAATCATCAAATGCAATTAGCTTATATTCAAGTGAAATTTCATTCTTATTTTTCAACTGCGTTACAATATAATTATCTTTATAAGATGCTAGAATAACGTATCGTTTTCCTTCCTGAAGAAGTAAAGAATATGGAGCTGAACCACCCGCTTTACCATAGCTCTGCATATATCCCATAAAGAGAGAAGATATAATTGCATAAATACTTATTACAATTAGTATGGTAGTCTTATTCATTTTTTTCTTTAATAAAAAAATGATACAAATTCCTATTACAACAATTAGAGTTGAACTAAATTCGAAAAACAACATTTCTTTATAATAAAGAATCATAAGAGCTATCGCATAAACAATAATAAAAACAATTATTTTACGCTTTTGTGGATTGAAAATAAAACTAGACATCGTCGGTACGTATACTAATAAGAGAAGACTAAGTGAGATCAATGTATCAGTAATATTGTTTACCCCTAATTCAATTAAGTGAGTTGGAATTCCCCAAAATACATACACTCCTAAATTATAAGAATAAACTAGACTGTAGCCTACAATAGTTAAAATTATTACAATATCTAGATTAGGCAATATTTTTTTTATATTTTCCAAAACTCTCCACTCCTTTATAACTTCATTTCTACGCCTGTTCCCAATATCCTTTTTTCGACAAAATTTTATTTTCTTCTATTAACCCCTTTGATTCTCTAGTAAGTATCTCGGTTCATGTCCACGATATCAAACAGGTCATGCAAGTTAAACGCTCTTTCAGTTTCCTGGTTTGGTTTCTTTGTTTAAAAGGTCAGTGACCTTCACAGTGCATCACTCTTTCACCAAATAATGGCACCCTTTACTTCGGCAGGCGACAGCCGCTGCGATCCATTCCTTAACCGCTTCAGTCGTCGGCCGTAGAGGAGGAAGGGGGACCTTCTAACAGGAATGGCGTAATAGGAAAACAGGCATGAAAGAAGCGCCTTATCTCAAACGGATAGGCGCTTTTTGACACATCTATAATTTTCCATACTATCATTCTACATCGTTCGATAAGGTCTGTAAATGACATGTTTGTGACATCTTTTATACCTTCTAAAATCGGATGCTATCAACGCCGAAAAGCAGTCCTGACAAGTCTTTGCACGCTCTATCTACGGTGCGGAAGACTGTTCGTTTTTCGACAGAGTGACACTCAGCTATAGCTTCGACCGACATTCTTGGCTCATCGATGTACATCTGTCGGATAATCAAATACTTCCTAATGTCCTCTGGACGATTGGATTTCTCACACATTAACTTATATATCTCCAACATATGTTGAATGAATTGAACAATGGCCAATGTCCTCTTCTTGCTCCTCTTAATTGACTCAAGTGCTAAGTGATCGCCGTCAAGTTCCTCCATCAACAGAATGTCATCGATTTCTGTCAATTCAAGTTTTATATCGGAACAATGGATGACCAGATTCTTGTAGTTTCTCAATAGCAGCTTGGTGTTCCGAAGGCGGCGGTCGTGCCGGTCTTTTTGCTCCTTCTGCCTTTCTTTCTCAACGTGTTCAATGGCTGCCTGGACTGCAAGCTTCACAATTTCATCTACCTGTTTTGTGTTCAACAATGGCTTTTCCCCCATATTCCCTAGCGCTTGGGAATTTGTTATTTTAATTACCGTATATTTTCTTCAAATTCTCCATAAGTTCTACATCGGTGAATTTTTCATAATATGAACGGTTTATACCTTCTACAAGTGCCATCTGCTCGATCATTGATTCACGTTCCTGTTTTGTCATCTCCTTGTCATCCAGATCCATGTAAGGTGGTTTCTGTCTTTCCAGTACCGCAGATTGTCGGTGTGACTCAAGTGACTCCCGAATCAATCCGTTAATCCGCTCCTGTTTGAATTGCAGCCGCTTTTCTATGTTTTCAATTATTGCCTTTTGCTGTTCTATTACGACTGATGCTTTACCGTTAATTGCTTCACCAGAATGAGAATACTCGTAAAGGTCATATCCGCAATCTGTATATGGGCAAACAGCAATCTCTGCATCCTTTTCAACCATAATTGCCCGGCCGCACCCATCACAGCTGTAAACATCAATAGGCATACCTACTATCATGTTTTTATCTGGTGTTGCTCCTCCGCTGTATGGAGCTGATGGCCGTGGACTAACCGATTTGCGATTTACTTTTTGAGCCAAATCCTTACCTCCTTTTTTAGATAACAGAACTATCAGTGTGTTTCATAAAAAATACAATTTAAAAATTATGTTGAATATTGTAAAATATTACTAACAAATAATTAAGAAGGTGATTATGATAGAGCCAAATAATCTTTACTGTGGTATTATTATGCCAATTTCCGCTATGCCTGGTTATACTCCTGAACATTGGTTAGAAGTCAAAAGCATCATTGTTGAAGCGACTCAGAAGGTTGAAGGATTTAATTTTAAGACTGAAATTGTAAGCAACTCAGATGGTGAAATTGATGTAATACATAAGAGAATTATTCAAAATATATATAATGCTGATATTATTGTTTGTGATATGAGCGGGAGAAACCCAAATGTCATGTTTGAACTTGGCATGAGATTAACTTTTGATAAACCAACCATTATTATTAAAGATGACCAAACTGATTTCATCTTTGATACTGGAGTTATTGAACATTTAACTTATCCAAAGGATTTGCGGTATTCTAAGATTGGAAGTTTCAAACATGAATTGAGTAATAGAATAAAACATACCCTTGTTAAATCCAATAATGATCCTAATTATTCAACTTTCCTTCAGAATTTTGGCGAGTTCAGAAAACCTTCATTAAATCAAACAGCAGTAACCGATGTGCAACAATTAATATTAGATGAAGTAAATACTCTACGTAGAGAAATTAACAGTTTTAAAAAGGAAACCGCTGCCACAAAACAAAAGCCGTCTGCTAGAGTAGTTCCTGCAGGCTTACAGAGTGTCATCTATAACTACATTAAAAATGAAAATGATTTTTCAAATGCTGATGTTCTTATATATAAGGAAGAGTTTATCAATTACCTCCAATCTGAAAATTACAATCCTCAGGCTATTGGCGAGAATATTTTAAAAAAAATAGTAAAAGATGCACAGGCAGATGTACTTCCTTTTTAAATACGTAACAGAGAACGTTGAGTAAATGTCAATGTTCTCTTTTTTTGATACCTTTTTGCTATTGTGTTAACTTAAAACACTTTATAAATGGTAGAATATTACTAAAACGGTAGGAGTAAACCAATGGATACGATTAATACTTACTTAATTCAAATAAACTGGGATGGCTCTTTTAAATTAAGTGATTTACCCAATTTAATGAATGAAGATAGCGATTATGGAATCTATCAAATTTACGGCAACCATCCTGTATATGGCAGTGATGTTTTGCTTTATATTGGGAAAGCAGATTATCAGACACTTGGAAAACGAATTTCTCAAGAAAGCTGGCTATACAACAACGATTCGAATAACATTAAAATTTATGTTGGAAGACTTGCGGGTGACACCACCCCTTCGGATGATTCCTGGTCAAAGGGAATTGATCTCGCTGAGCGTTTATTAATTTATGCCCATAAGCCAGCTCACAATTCAAAAAGCGTATTAACAATTCCCGATACGGATATGCAAAATATTCATATTCTAAATTGGGGACATCACAGGGACCTTTTACCTGAAGTTTCTGGTCTAAGATGGACTAATAAACTTGGTGACTATTATCCTGAATCTTATAAATTGAGCAAGATTGAGAGTAGCTATTGATTAGTTACTCTCTCTTACAACACAATGCTTACTTTGTCGCCTAGTTAGCTACGGCCGGTTTGTAGCGATTATGCTTAACACAAAACTCTGGAAGATTAGCGCTCACCAGCGCGTCTGCAAAAGGTGGAGGAACTGAGTTGCCGCACCTGGCTACCTGTTCAGTCTTTGGATAAGGCTTACCTTCGTGATCCCGGTCAATAATATAGTTAGAAGGAAACCCTGGCCGGCATAAAGCTCATGTGGTTGCAGCATCCTCATGCCAATGTCCTGTATTTGATAATTTTTACCGTGAAGTGTAACAAGTCCGAATCTGTCCCGGGTCGTTATTGTGTGGAGTGGATCCGTAAGTTCTTGCCCAACGCTCGAGCCATAATAAGCAACCAAGAATGCCTTAACCAATGCAAAACGGTTAGCAGTAGGAATAGTGTATATTGGTTCCCTTAATGACTGCCCCCTGACCTCTCCCGGGTTTGTTTCAGTGTAGTATTGAGCCAAGAAGGATAATGCCCCTCCTGGAGCTTCAAAAGGCTGTTGTTCATCCAGTACAAACTTTTGAATACCTCGAGCGATCCTCCTCATGGTGTTTTCTGCAAGGGGCTTTTTCCTAGTGAAAATGGATGGAGTGCCAATCTCCCAATCTATGATTTCTGCAGCTGTGAACCATGGTTTAAGCTTGCCTACTTGCACTGCCAAACTGTTTGGGTCTCCGTGTGTTGGTTCAGGCCATGTAATTGGTCTGCCGTCCCTCCTAGCAATGAGAAAGAACCTTTTCCTTATGGTAGGTGCCCCATAGTCGCAAGCCCTCAATTCGCGCCAATCTACGGCGTATCCTAGTCTCTTTAATGCGTTAACAAAGCTGTTAAATGTCCTGCCCCTTTGCGATAAATCAGGCTGACCATCTTTAACAGGCCCCCAGGTCTTAAACTCTTCCACATTCTCGAGCATGATCACTCGAGGCTTTACTTTAGCCGCCCACCTAACTGCTACCCAGGCAAGGCCACGAATATTTTTATTAACAGGCTTACCGCCTTTTGCTTTGGAAAAATGCTTGCAATCAGGAGAGAACCACGCAAGCCCTACAGGTCGCCCCTTAACCGCCTTTACTGGATCCACATCCCAGACACTCTCACAGTAATGCTCTGTGTCCGGATGGTTTGCCTTATGCATGGCAATAGCAGCTGGGTCGTGATTGATTGCTATATCTACGGATAAGCCAGTTGCCATTTCAATCCCTGTACTGGCACCGCCGCCACCCGCGAAGTTATCAACGATTATTTCTCTGAATAAATCAAGCTGCTTCAATGCTTCCCCTCCTTGTTTCCTCTGCTTCCAATAAACCTCTAATGAATCCCTTTTCTTAACCTGATACCATTACAGTGTAGGAGTGTGGTTTAATTGTCTTTTGTTTCGCCAATGCTATTACACAAAGCGGATGAGCCGTTTAATGATGCCAATTACCTCACAGAGTTGAAGTTAGACGGCCTTCGCTTCATATATACGGTCAATGACCAGGGACGGGTCCGGATGTATTCCCGGCATAACAATGAAATTACATCCAAATTCCCCGAATTAATGGACTTAGGACTCCCTCTTGGTACAATCCTAGATGGTGAGTTAATCGTCACGGACAGTGAAGGGAAACCTGATTTTGAAGCTATGATGTCCCGCTTTCAGTCAGGAGCAAAAGGTTCTCACCCTGTAAGTTTCGTTGCCTTTGATGTAATCCAGTATAATGGTGAGCGAGTGACTGGGCTGCCGTTACTGGACCGGAAACAAATACTCGCCGATCTCGTTCCCACTGATTCTTCTTTACTAGCAAAATCTCAATTCCTTGAAGGAAACGGAGCTGCATATTACGATGCAGTATGTTCCCAATCCTTAGAAGGAATAGTTATGAAGCGAAAAGATAGCCGGTACCAGGTTGGTAAACGTAGCCACGACTGGTTGAAGGTCATCAATTACGAATACGCTGATGTGCTTGTTATTGGCTACCGCAAAGAAGAATTCGGCTGGTTGCTCGCTGATCAGGATGGAGCCTACCTTGGAATTATGGAGCTCGGTGTTCCAGCTAGTGTGAAAACATGGATTTACAGCGCAAAGGTTCTTAATGAGACAGATAAGAACAAATACATTGAGCCGGTTCCGGTACAAGTGAAGTTCCGAAATTACACTAAGGCTGGGCTTTTAAGGCTACCTAGTTTTGTTTCTTGGTGAACCTTTTGTGACATATATTTACAATATTGGCAAACTAACATATTCTTAATATGTAGTCGTTGACTACACCATAACGGTCCTCCTAACCGTTATTAATTGCTCCCCCGGCTAACGGCCTTCCCATAACCCGTTGCCGGGGTTTTATGTTATACTAGGGTTGTTACTCCGCCCCGACAGGCTATCCCTCCAAGGGTGACTTTGTCGGGGTTTTTGTTATTCAATGTGAAACTTCTTAACAGCTTTGTGCATGAAATATTCTTCTCCAGTTAATTGTTGGTACCAAACCCGATTAGATAAATACACTTCTGGAAGCAAACCAAGCTTTTTATCTTTTGAAGTGTCCCAAGCTACTACTAAATTCCGAGCTATTATCTTGGTCAGTTTTTCGACCCTTTCTGCTTGCTGGATAAACCACTGTCGTTCCTCAACTTCTTTTTCAATGCTGCTAAATCTTCGCTAGGAACAACACCATCATGCATTTCAATCCACTCTTTCAAATCATCCTTCGCTTTTTGAATGCGTTCTTTATTTGTCACCCGTTTTCCCCTCCTATCGAACATAATTACTCTTTTGTTACATAATTTTGAAACCAATTATTTTTTAATCCGTAAAAAATAGCACAATATACACGGAGGAATATAATGAATTTTTTCACACTTTTTATCCCACTTTTGATAACGATTTTGGGAACTTTAATTCCTATAAATGCGCTTAATGAAAAATCAAGTTTAGGAAGGACATTTTTCACTGACGAACAAAGGTTGAAAGTTAGATACTTCAACACTGTCCTTTTAGCTACAATAATTTCATTTGGTTTTATTTATTTTTATCTAGCAATAAAAGTAAATGAAAGAAATGAATTTCGTCTTGAAACTTCGGAAATAGCATTCTCTTCAATCTGGGGTATTATATTATTTTTGATCCTAATTTTAATTACCTCTCCAATAATGAACTGGATTAACAATTTTAAAATAAAGTATCACTTTAAATATAAAGTTTCCCTCCCTGAAGAAGACCTTCAAATTTACATTATTAGGATGCACGATAAGGATACGTGCGTTTGTTCTAAAAACCCGAATATCGAATATAATAATAAAGGTGTATATATCCTAATTCCGATGCAAAATATAATGGGAAAGAACCTAAAGCAAATAAGAATCAAAAAACCTAAACGAACGTTTTGGTCTAAATTTTTCAATCTATAATATTGTCATCCCTTTAGGGATGATTTTTTTATATAGCAAAACACAAAATTTGTTACCACGGTTCATCCGGAGCATCCAGATCAACACATATAATGGGATTGACCGTTTGCCTCTTTTCAAGTCTCCGCTTATAGGCGTTGGTTGCATAATAAGATATGGTTCTTACCTGTACATCTAAGCGATTTGCCAGTTCTTTAGCAGTACCAATACAAATGAACGTATCACCTTTATATAAAGCGAATTCACGCTCTTTCATTAGCCTTTTGCCCTAGCTGCAGCCAAGAGTTCACCCCGCCTCTTGGCCGCTTCCTTCTGTTCATCAGTCAGATTACGAACCTGCCTCATGCTGATCTGCTTTTCATGGAGTGTCCCCTGAACTGCTATAGGTTTGAAATTCTCCGATTCTATTACTTTAAAATCACCTAATTTAGCAAGTTTGCGGATATGTTTCGGTACGGTAGAGTAAACAGACCATAAACCAGTGGAACTATCAAAAACTAAAGTGGTTTCTTGTTCTTCACGAGAATAGCCCATCTTCACCTTCCTCTCTAAAGGTTAAAGTCATCAATTGCTTCGTCCATGAGATCTTGATTGATTCCGATATACCTTAACGTGACCGACGGACTGGAATGGTTGAAGATTTCTTGGAGCAAAGCCACATCCTTAGTCTTTTGATAAAAGTGATATCCGAATGTTTTCCTAAGCGTGTGCGTTCCGATTTCATTTAATCCAACTTCCTTAGCAGTATCATTAAGTATCTTCCAAGCATGGCATCGACCAATAGGCTTGGTTCCTCTCCTGGACTGAAAAAGGTAACTGTCAATTTCAAGATTTGCGGTATATTCGCCTATTTGCCTTTGAAGCTCCACGTTAATTTTGAAACGCTTTGGCTTACCTGTTTTCTTTTCTTTCATGTTGATATGAGTCTTACCTTTCACATCAGAAACTTTAAGGCGAAGCAAGTCACTGATTCGTAATCCTGTATTAATCCCCATTAATAGAAGAAAATAGTTTCGATAACTTTGCTTTAGTAAAACCCGCTTCATCTCGCCAATCTTCTCTAAGTCCCTAATGGGCTGTACGGTTTTCACTTTTTCTTCCTCGTCCTATTACACTTTGTAAAAGGTCGTCCTCTTTTGGGAGGTTTATCATTATCTAGCACCTTGCCAATCTCACGCAACCCAGAGTAAGTATGACAACCTCCGCATCTTGTATCTGGAGGTGAACCTGTAGTATTATTCATTGGGCAAGATTTGCAATTGTTTAGTAGTTGATCGAGACGAGCCATCATAGTTATACGATTCATGAGATTCTTTTCCACCCTTTACGAATCCGCGAGTTTAGCTCGTACTTCTTTAGCGGTTCATATACATAAACACGGTTATCTTCTTCCCGGCGGTAGAGCAAATACCAACGGGCTCCCCTTTTACTCATGCACCTCACTCCATTTCAGTAACTTTTACAATTACCCTAGGTGTTTGGCTGTAATATTTCCTTACGACCAGATCCACTACTTGGCTATCATCTTTCCAAACAACCGACTTTAAGGCATCCTTAATACCCTTGGCATAATTATCGACATCCGGTTTTGTTATAGGCCGGAGCTTCCCTTCCTCAGCTTGTTGCAATTTCTTTTTAGAAAAACTTTTCAAAGTCGCCTTGTAAACTATAATTTCGAGTTTAAGCGGACCTTCGAACAACTGAGGAGGTTTATTTTGACTCGCGACCATCTTTACATAATGTTTAAAATCCTTTGACTTTGCCGGGTCACGAACTGTCACTATTCCATTTTTAGAGCTAAAGCGGGGCCGGCCCTGTGCAACCGGCTCACCGTAAACTGTAAATTCAATCATTATTTAATCACCCGTCTTAACTTTGCCTTCCAGGAGCTTTTCGGAGTATTCTGAATGAAAATATTCCTGCCGTAAGCATCCCGCTTCCACTGCTTTCCGTCGTTGGTTATTTGCGTTAACGGATAGATAACTTCGTACCCTCTCCGTAGTAAGTCATCTATCGCTTGCCGCGCTTCCTTTTCTGTTTTCCTGGTGACGGTGGTATCTTGGAATCGCGTGGAGGTAATCAATATCCTGTCTCCTGCCGCATAAAGTTCACAGCGTTCTTTTCCAAATATGCCTCGCAAATCTGCTCCCAAGTAAATCCGAGCATATCCATAAGGCCGATATATAGGCTCCATGTACAATGCCAGTCGGTTGGCACATAACAGGTTCGCGCTTGATCTATTAAATCTAGAACTTGCTCTTCAAGCGATAATTTCTTAAACAATTCCACAGCAGGTGAATCGATGTTTATGTCGTTGGCGATAGATAGGAGAAAATGAAGAACATCGACTGCTTCTTCAAGTAGCGGGTTCTTGCCTTTTCCTTCACATTCCCAGCATTCAACTTCAGCATAATCAGCCATCCCCACAAAACCGGCATTCTTACACTCAGGGCAGGTAGTCCTTGGCTCTTGGTCATGACTCCAACACTTGAAAAATCTTGCCTCATTCGCCATTTCGCCAATCTCCACAAACAAGGCGATTAGCTTCTTAGCCCGCCTATCCTCGCCTTGCTTTCGAGGATGTTCATTTTCAATCCGTTCATCAAGGTCTTTTTCCATCTGTAATAGTTTAGTGAATTCCATGCCCGTCCCCTTTCAAGCCACTCGGCCTTCTCTTAATTTCCTTTTCTCTCGCAAGGTGAATAAGCGCAAGAATTATTTCGTCAGGATCCCTCTTAAAGTGCTTTGCCATGTTGAGAACACTTTGGTTTTCCCTCCAAATTGCAGCAAGGTAAATGAGGTCCGGCTCGTCCCATACAAAATCCATGTCCTCCAGCACAATAATTCTATTTTTTCTAGGATGGCGGTTAGGCCCTGTGGTTCCCTTTTTCCGTCCGCGTTGTTGCTTTTGCTCTAATACCATTTGTTTGCATCTGCCTCGATATCTATCTGCCGGAATGTGGCAAGTACCCATTGTTGTTTCAAATCGTCGTAATCAAGTTCAAAAACCGACTTGCCTGTATCTGTTTGGCTAACTCCCATTCCAAGCAGTTTTTCTAGGATAAACTGTTTTTTTAATTCCAGTTCCAACCCTTTAGCTCCCCTGGCCTCTTTCTGAAGCACGACAGATTCTAGAAGGACACCCATTACACGTTCACCGGATGACGTTGGGCTAGTTGTTCCTCGAGCTGATCCAACCTTGCTTCAAGTCCGAGAATGTACTGGGCTTGAGAAAGATTTTGTTCAGCTAGGGATAAATACGGGCGAAGTCCTTTGCTGTGGCGGAGCTTGCGGTTTTCTGCATGCAGCTCGTCCACTTTATCAATGAGCCAAAGAATATCATCTTTGTTAAAACGACCACGTTTATGATCGGCTCTAAAATCAGCCAGTTTCTTCTCCAAGCAATTCACTCCCTAAAATGATTTAATTTTTCCTGGACTCTTCTCTTTTTCTCTTCCAAATCTTCAGTAGGCTCCTGCTGCTGTTCAGGCTGTGGTTCCTTTTCGTTCATCCAATCAGGTACTATTTCTTGCCTAATTGGTTTTTTATATGAGCTGGATCGCCCCAGCTTTTGCTTATTGAATTTCTCCTGCTCATAAGCTTTCACTCTATCAAGGGTGGCCAGGTTATTATTCTTCCACTCTTTCAGCAGGTACTCCACGAAGCCGAAATACCGTTTGTTTTTGCTGTCCGCTATCTGAATGGCCTCATTCACGATATCCTGGTTTCCACCAAAATCATCCACCCACTTCCAAAGTGAGTCGGCCTGAAATGTGGACAACCGGCAAAGCGATTTTTCGAAAAACACAACGGGATTTTCTATAACTTCTGCGGCAGTAGTGGTAGTAGTATCTTTTTCATTCTTAAAACATTCTTTATCATTCTTGTTTATATCCGCGCACTGTTCCTTGACTGTTACCTTACTGTTACCCTCAACACTTTTTTGTTGGTAAACGTGCCAATTTAATAGGGTGATTAGTGTGTACTGCCTGTTACCCTTCCCGCGGTCAATTTTTATCATTGACTGTTTCTCCATCCATTCAAGAATAGTGGAAACTGTCTTGGGGTTGGGTTCCTTCCACTTCACCCCCTCATACCAGCCGATGTTCTTTGCGATATCCCTAACCGATGTGAGGTGCTGGCCAGCTTTTATGGTCAAATGGGTTCCGTCCCGCATAGGGATAGTGGCATCGTGATGGTTGACAATGTATTTAAGATATTGCCAGGCTCGGTGGTAAAGGGGAGGCATCATCCATATTGCGCTGTGCATTTCTTTCCGATGATCCTTAATGTACCCCTGCAAAGGAGCACCTCCCTTGCTATCTTTAGAACTCAACTATTTATTTGTGGAATAAAACGTAGCCGTTTTGCTATAATGGTTATATATTCTTTCTTAATGGTCCGACGTTACCGCGTCAGGCTTTTTTTCTGTCTTTGCTCTAGAAATTTATTGATGAAATATACCTGGCCTTTACCTGTCACTTTAGGTGTACGTGTGGTACGAACAGAGCCATCCGGATTGTTGATGGTCCGTTTTTTAATTTCGAAAAGGCCGATATCCATGCTGTACTGGGTGGGAAGATTAAACATTTCTCCTTGCTTTCGGATAAGGTATCCCTGTTTCCGCAGCCATTCAAAAAGACGATTTTGTCCAATATCTATACCATTTTGATTAAGCAGCTTCGCCAGCTCACCGATAAGAATGGATGTATTGGAGGTTTCAAGAGCTTCAGCAAATAGAACTTTTGGTTTCTGTTCCGCAATTTTCTGTTCCGCTTCTAATCTTTTTGTCTGTTCTTCTTTTAATCTAGTGGCCAGGTCAATTAAAAAGTCAGGGCTTGTGAGAGCCTTTTCCAACGTTTCACCTGTCATATAGGCCCCATTCTTTCGGATGGAAGGAATTACTTCATGAGTGATCCAGCGTTTGAATTGTTTTGCTTCTGTTTTACGACTGCCGAGTATTAATGTATAAAGTCCCGGCTCATTTACTATATTTACTGACCCGCGAAAGCCCTCAGTTGAAATGAGGGCTTTTTCATCCTCATCTAACCGTTTTAAAGCTTCCGATGGATTTCCTATTTCAAGGACCTCGCACACGTCCTTAGCAATAAACCAAGGTTCACCGTTCCTCACAGCCGTCCTGACGTCATGCCCGCTGTAGTTAAATACCTTCTGCAATTCTTTCATCCATTTCTCCTTTCTTTTGGCAATGAATTATTTATTCATAAGTCAATCCGGCCCAAGTCAACATGATTACGACAATTAAACCAATCGCTATGATGTAGCCCGTATGTACCATCCCTTTCAAGTATTCCGATTGTCGTTCACCAATTTCTGCAAATCGGGTAAAAAGGAAAGCCTGGTTAGGCTTTAATTATTTGGCTTATAGCAATTTAATACGGCCTGGCTGATTCTCTCTAAAGCTGGATTGCCTTTCTTCATTTCTTCTTCAAACCATAGTTTTCGCTCCAACGAGGTCATAGAAACCAAAGGACTGTGAATAATAACCGTTGTATTACCGATGATGTGTGTTTTACTTGTCATGTCCGCATGCCCCCTTGAATCATATGTATGCTTGCGGACAACACTTATTGCGGACAT